GCGTGGGCACTTGGGCGACCTGAGCGGTGATCACGCCACCCGACTCGCTGGGTGTGGGGGACACCATCAGAAGGCCATCGGCACGCAGAAAACACTTGGATGGCCGGGCCGACTGGCGAGACGCCCAGGCCTGGATCTCAAGGCGCAGATCGGCCTCGCTGGTGAGCTCCAGCCGCTGGCCATCGCAGGCAGCGGACAGCAGCAAATAGACCGGTGCGTCGGTCTCGACCTCGTACTCGTTTTGACCAGCAACCAACCGAACGGGCTCCAGCGACTGGGTCCAGCACAGTGTTTGCCGGCAAAACGCATCAAGCACCGAGCCCAAGCGAGCCTGGATCGTCGGGATTGGACACCCCGGCAGCTCAGGCTGCACGTAGGGCAGGAAGTCGTTGATCGTCATCGGTCAGCCCCGCTGATCAGGCCGTGGCGGTCATCAGCGTGTACGCAAAACGCGGCGCAGCGCGCTCCTCGGGGATGCCGCGCGCGTTGGGCAGGTAGCGCGTGACCACTGCGTTTTTGATGATCTCGGCCACCTCAACGGGCACCAGGCAGGTCACGTTGCGTGGCACCTGGTAGGTGTAGCCGTTCAGGCCAATGTTGACCGCGTCGTTGCCGCCGTCTTCTTGGCCGGCCATGATCATCAGGTTGACCTTGCCACCGGAAAGCTCAGCGTCAAAGTTGCTGCCCTTGACCTCCTCGGAGGCGAGATCGGGGCTGGCTGCAACTTGCTGGGTAGTGGGCGCCTGGCTGTCCAGGTCGGTGATGGTGGAGTTGGCGGACTTGCCGCCGGTGCTGGGTTGGTTGGCCATGGTGTGTTCCTCACAGACGAAAAAATAGGCCTCTGGGCCAAATAAAAAGCCCCGAGGCGTTGCTGCTCTCGGGGCTATGGGGTCACCGCGTTGTGCGCGGTGTGGTCGGCTTAGGCGGTGGCGGAAACTTCCGCGCGAACCATCCAGATGTCCGCCAGAATCACGCAGATCTGCATGCACTTCCAGGCCACATGACCGCGCTGGGCCAGCGGGTCGCTGTCGCTTGGCTTGGGGTTCACGACCATGGGCGTGCAGGCGTACTGACCCTTCAGGGCCACGATGCCGTAAGCGTCACGGGCCAGGAACAGGATCGGGTACACGTCGGCGTTGGTGCCCGAGGTCGAGAGCATCGCGCCCGCTGCGCCACCGGCGTTGCCAAAGGGCTCGAAGATGGTCGAGCTCATGTAGCGCACATCGTCCAGCTTGCCCAGCTCGTTCTCGAACGGCGTGATCGAGCCGTACTTCTCGGCGGGGGTGAAGCCAGGCAGTGCTCGCACATCGGCTTCGCAGTCGGGGTGGATCAGCGCCACGTAGCCAGGGGCCACGTTCTCGGTGCCAAACGACGGGGTGGAGCGCACGATCGAGGTGATCGGGCGGCCGCTCTGGCGCTTCAGGGTGCGCACGCAGCGCCGTTGCAGCGCCACGGTGATCACGGTGTTGACCGCAGCGCGAGAAGCGCCGTTGGCGTACTGCACGTTGGTGCCCGCCTTCAGCACGCCAAAGCGCATCTTCTCGATCATCTGCGCGGCCTGCTCGCCAAGCACCTCGACGGCCTCTTGCAAAACTGGATCTTCGTGCGTGTCCATGATCACGTCGGTGATGGTCACCAGGTCACCGTACTGCTGCAGCGTGGCGGTCACATCGGTCACCACCAGGGCGCGACTCGCTGGCGTTACGCCCTCAACGAGTGCCACCGGGGTGGTGGGCAGCGAGTTGTAGCGGCGGAACTTCATCACCTTGGATGAGTTCGATGGCAACGGCTTGGCCTGGCCAAACTTCTCCAAGACAAGGTAGGGCAAGCCGCGCGTAAGCAGCTCCTTTTCGGCGTAAGCGGCGGTGCGAGGCGAAATATCGCCGTAGGCGGTTGAAGGCATTTTGAATTCCTGCTGATAAAAGGTAAAAAGCGCCGAAATGGCGCCGATCAGAAGGAGCTGAATGACTCTCATGTGCCGTATGCAGACCGACCCGCTCACCTGGGGAGTCTTGCGACTTGTCCCAAAGCTGGTTGTCAGCGCGACTGATGTCGTGCTCCGTGGTGCAGGGTGTTTGGTGTCCGGCGCACCCTGCTACACCGGCTGTGAGGCAGTCTTTTCAGAGCCTCTTGGCAGCCGTTGCGGGCACCCTCAGAGGGCGCCCAAAATTGGTTTTAGAACTTGTTCCAGGCCGACTCGTAGGAGTCGTCCTTGTCGGGCGCACCAGGCAGGGACATGCCGGTGGAGCGCACGCCCTCGGCCGCGTCAGCAGCCGACTCGTCGATGCCGCTTGTGTCCATTTCCATGTCCATACCCATGCCGTCATCGGCTGCGGCCTGGGGTTTGGCGCCGCCCTGCTTCTCGGCCCAACCCTTGAAGCCGTCGAGCAGCTTCACGATCGAGCGCGCGTTGCCCCCGGCCTGCACCTGCTCGGCCTTGGCGCGTTCGGCGTCTGAGAGGCTGGCCATGTAGGCGCTCAGCGCCTCGCTGCCGTTGATCTCTGCGAAGTCGGGGTGCGCGTCGGCGATCGCCTCGAAGTGCGTGCGCGCTTTGTCGTCGACGAGCTCACCGATCAGCTGGTCGACCGTCTTGCTGACCTCGCCCACCTTGCTGTCGACCGCACTGCCAGCCTTGGCGCTCACCAGCACGTCGAGCATCTTGACGAACTCGGGGCCGAAGTCCTCTTCGAGCGTCTTCATGGCTTGCTCGGCCGTCATCTCGCCCGAGCTCACCGCGGCAGCCATCTCGACCACCGCTTCACCGGCATCTTCCATCGCCTCGGCGGGCTCCTCGGTGGCTGCCTGCTCGGGCTTGCTGGCAGTGGCGGTAAGCGCCTGCTCGCGCATGCGAAGCTCCTCCTCGCGCGCCTTCAGGCGGCCTTCCCAGCTCTTTTGGCGCTGAATGTCTTTGGGATCGGTCGGCTCATCGCTGGCCGGATCTGCGTCAGCCATCTCGGCCGGCGCCTCGGCCACAACCTCACCCTCGGGCTCGCCGTCACCCTCGATCGTCACGACGGCGCCATCACCCTCAGGCTCAGAGGTGCCGCTCTCGTCGCTCATGTTGCTCATGTTGCTGAAAGCCTCGTCCTCGCTCATCTGCTTTGGACCACTTTGGTCCTCGCTGAAGGCGGCCGAGTATTCGGCGTCCTCGATGTCGTTTTGGTTTACTGCGGGCGCCATGGTGTTTCCTTTTCGTGGCTTCAAAGAAGCCGGTCACCCGGCTCCAACTGTCCTGGCTTGCACCAGGGGTCAAAGATTCAAATTCGAGGGTCAGCGTGCGGCACGCCGGTCAGCACATCGCGCAGTCGGTGGCACTGCTGAACTTGGGCCTGCAGGGCGATCAAGCGCTCAGACTTCACCGTCTCCAGGTCGCAGCGGTAGCCTGCAATCAAGATGTCCAGCAGCGCGATTTGCGCCTTGCTGGCCTCCGATCCGGCGTACTGGCCGACCAAGATCGAGCAGTCGGTGAGCGCGCCGTGCAGTTGCTGTGCGTTCAAGCCACGTCCTCGATTCGAGCGGTCTCAATGCCGGCGCGAGCGCCCACGCGGGGCGACTGCGGGTTGGCCGTGCCAGGCATCGGCATGCCCATGCTCGCGTCGGTCTGCACCGGTGGGCCGCCCAGCTGGGCGATCGATGGGTCTGGCGTGGCATCTTCCCAGCCCGCGCTGCGCAAGATCTCATCGCCAGCGGGCGCCACGCGGGGGTTGCCCACCGCAATGCCGGCCGCCTGCAATGCTGCAAAAACCGATTCGAGTTTGGTATCCACCGTCTTGGCCTGCACCAGCAGCGAGTCGATGCCCAGCTTTGCTGTCTGAGCTTGCGTCAGCGCCACCTTGGCCTCGCGCTCAGCCACCTCCAGCTGCTGCATGGCCTGCTGCATCTGAGCCTGGGCCTGGGTTGCCGGGTTGTTCATCTCGGCAGCCACCTCGTCGTCTGTCTTCACCACGTCGATCAGCTCACTGGCCTCGGCGCGCAACTGGTTCAGCCGGCCGCGCTTGATGAATGGCGCGTCCAGCGGGTTGGCCGTCAAAGCGCCGAACTCGTTGAGCTGGCGAGCCCTCACCTCTTTGGCTACCAGGCTGGCGGTGCCGTTGGCGTGCGGGTCGTAATCGCCCTTGATCGAGTCGTCGTTGTGGAACTGCATGTTCCAGCGGTACAAGCTCACCAGGAAGCTCGTGGTCATCGTGTCGGCGTTGCCCACCAGATCTTTGATCACGATGTTCACCGCGCCCATCAGCATTGACAGGCCGCTGGACGTGCCGGCTGCGCCCTGGGTGGCGTTCTCGCCCGTCATGTAGCGCGGCACCGCAGACACCTCGTCAGCGTTGTTCTCGAACTGCTGCACGATGCCGGCCAGCGGGGCGATGCCGTTGGGCACCTCGATCGGCACGATGGCGCGCTGCGTGGGGTTGCGCTCGTTTCGGAAAAAGATTTTGCCCGGCCCCATCTTGCGCGGATCCTCGGTGGGCGCCAACAGCGTGGGCACCACCTCGAACATCGGAAAACTGGTCAGCGCGGCGTTGTCCAGAATCATCCGGGTGCCCGCGTTGATCATCGTCTGGTCGTCGCGCAGAATCGCCGCCAGGCCCTCGCCAAAGATCGATGTCTCGTCTTTGTCGAAGTAGTAAATGTGGTACGGCCACAGCACGCCGTTGATGGGCTGCAGCACCGCTTTGATCACCTCGCCGGTGGGCAGCAACCAGACGTTGCTGAAGAACGTCTCATGCAAACGATCGTCGGGCACATTGACGCCCGCCTCGCGCAGCTGCGTGCCGGTGAGGTAGCCCCAGCGCTCCAGCACATCGAACATGCCGCCCGGGTCCGCTTGCTTGGAGCTGCGGTCTCCCATGCTCTTCAGCTCTGTGTCCACCTGGCTGAGCATCACCTGGCCGGCCGGGTGGGCCAGCAGGTAGGCGGCGATCACGTCACGGCGAAAACTCTTTCGGCTGGCCAGCTCCGACATCGACGCGTGGGTCATGCGGTGGCACTCAAAAGCGTATCGGCAGTCCTCCAAGCGAGATGCCGACATATCGGGGTAGAAGCGCCAGAGCGGCACGAAGTCCACAAACGGGCGGATGTACTGGATGCTCTTGTGAACCCAACGGCCGTTCTCTTTCGTGTACTGGGTGCGAACACGGCGCTCGACCAGCGGGCCTTTGATGATGCCGGTGCCGTACAGGTGACCTGAGTGCAGCGCTTGCTTGACGACGCCCTTGAAATTGGCCTCGACCATCTGGTCTTCGCAGACGGTCGTCATGCGCTTGGCCGACTGCTTCGCCAGCTCCAGCGCAGCCTGTCGAATCTGCTCGGGCGTGACCTCGGGCACAGGGGGCATTTCAGCAGTCGGTGCGCTCTGCCCGGACTGCTCGGCCTGGGCCTGGGCTTGCGCCTGCATCTCCTGCATAGCGGCCATGTGCGCTTGCTTGGCCTGGCCTTTGAGCAGCCCCAGAATCTCGGCCTTTTGCTCCTCGCTCAGCGTCGGCTCGGGCGTGGGGTCGATCGTCCAGCTCTTGCCGCCGGCGGGGAATTTCAGATCCATCACCCGGCTGTCAACCGTCTTGACTTTGACCCGTGTCTTGCGCACAAACGCACGCGAGCGGTCTGGGCCAATCAGCGCGAGCACCTCGGGGTCGTACAGGCCCTTGAACTGGCGCAGATCTTTGAGCCAGCGCTCCTCGGTCGGGCGGCGGTCCATCTCGGCTTGGCGAAACTCAGCGAGCATCACCTGACCCAGCGCACTGAAATTGCCGATGGGCGCGCCGTCTCCCGTCATCAGCTGCTCAGACGCCTGGTCGTACTCGGCCTGATCGCGCGCGGCTTGCTCGCTGCCGTCTTCATTCATGGCTGTGGGCGCATCAGCCGGCGCAATCACGAGCACCAGATCGTCCTGGTCTTGCATCACAGGGGGCAGACCTTTGCGCAATGGCGGTGAATTTTCATGGGGATCCTTCAGTAGCCAGCCGATGTCGGCGCGCCGCGCGATGCATCCAACAGCGTCGGGTCGATGCGAAACGCCACCGGGTGGGCAAATGTCAGCGAGAGCGCATCAGCGCCGTCGGGCGAGCGCAGACCGCGCGCCTTCATGTCAATCTTTTTCTCGACCAGCTTTCGCCCGTTGCTGCTTTCGCGCGGCTGCGGGCCGACGATGTCGCTGATCAGGGACGCGTCGTTGGGCAGACGACAAGGCTGGTCCTCGAACCACTCCTTCATCAGCCACCACATCTCGGCGCGTTTGTTTTCGTACTTGTCGTGCTCGGTGGCGCGGCTGGCGTTGTTGATGCCCACCACGGGGATGTTGAGCTCCAGCAGTCGGTCTACTACACCAGCGCCCAGCCCGCCCTTGTCGATGAAAATCGCATCGGGCTGTCGCTCGCGCCAGATCTCGGCCAGCTTGCCGGCCACTTGCATCGTGTTCAAGCCGTCGTGGTACTCGATGCGCGAGACCATGCGACCACGCCGAAAACAGATCGCCGTGCGGTCGGCCTCGTTGGCGCCGTCACCCGCTGGGTCACAGCCCACGATCAGCGGCGCGCGGCCCTCGATGAAGTTGCTGTTGACCGCGGCCATCACATCGTGCGGACTGATCAGCGGGTTCAGAGTCGCTGTCTGGAAGCCCAAGGCACTGGTGGCCGGGTACTCCTGATCGAACAGCCACTCAAAGCCCCTGCCGTAGGTCGCGATCTTGTTCGCGCGCCACTGCATTTGGTGCATGTCCAGACCGTAGGCAATCTGGTATTTCAGATCCTCGCGCGTCAGCTCCAGGTCGGGTTTGACCACCGCGCGGTACTCGTCTTGCCAAAACCACGGCACAAAAATCGGAATGAAAAGCCCCTGGCCAGCCTCGGCCGCTTGCCACATCAGGTGGAAACCGTTGCCGATGCCGTTGCCGGTGCTTTCCAGGATGATCTCGGTGCCAGGCAGGTCGGCCACCGTGTTGCCCAGGCCCGCCATATGTGTTTGCATGTTGCGCCAAAAGGCCACTTCGGACCCATGGATCAGCTGCGCCGTATTCGACCGGCCCACATCGTCTGTGCCGGCAGTCGCCAGCTTGTAGCCGGCATCGATTACGCCAAAGATCAACTCCTTGGCGTTTGAATTCTTGGTGCTAGGCGCCAGCGGGTTGTGCGACTGGTAGCGCTTGACCATCTCAAACAAGTTGGTCGTCGCCTTGTCTTCGTGCGCGACGATGAACGCGCTCTTGGACCACGTCGTGACCTGGTGATAGAAGCGCTCGCCAACGTAAGTAGACACGCCCTGCTGACGCCCCTTGAGCACCAGAGCGCGCACCATGCCCGTCTCGTCTCGCTGACGCTCCAGCGCGTCGTGCAGGAAGCGCTGCGCCCGGTTCAGCCGAAACGGAACGATCTTGCCTTGCTTGTCCTTGACCTTCGCGCAGAACGCAACATGCACCAGCAAATCGTTTCGTACCCGCAAAAGCGCTGCTTCGCGCTGGGCATCTGTCATCTGCGCCATCAGCCGACCAGGTTGATCTTGCGCAGCAGGTCATCGACCGCCGTCTGGTTCTTGTCTGCGTCATCGTCCAATGCAAACGCTTCACGCTCGCCCTTGCGCGTTCGCTCGTCAATCTCCGAGAGCTTCTTCAGATCTTCAATCAGTTGCGGGCGACTCATGGCGCGGCGCATCGTCTCGACAAACCGGTCATCAGCCTCCTCGCCAGCCTTGCGCAGACTGTCGATCAGCTCGTGCAGATCAGGGAAGTCATCAACCGCTTGCTCGATCTGCAAGATCAGCTTGTCCTTGATTGCGCGCAACCTGGACAGTCCCTTGCGGTGCCCCAGAACCACATCAATACGCACCTCG